CTGTAAAGTTTTTAGAAAAGAAAATTGATGGAATTAAAATACCTGACGTAACTGAAATTAAAACAGATATAGCTACTATAAAAGCTGAAATTAAAAGTTTAAAGGAAGACAATAAAAATCCATTAGCAAATTAGCCGACCCCTGTTGGTTTGGAGTTGGTCTGCTCCTGCTCTAGATTGGCAGGGGAAGGTTTAAAAAAAGGAGCATAAATGAAATTATCAATAGGTTTAGGCATAGCATTATTACTGGTTGCCAGTGGTTCTTATTTCTGGATTAACAGTTTAAATGATGAAATTGCCACTCTGAAGGGTAATGCGATTGTTTTGGAAGGAGAGATTAAGAAACAGAATGAACAGATAAAGAAAAATCTGGAACATCAAAAGAAAACCTTTGCCCAAATTGATAGTCTGACTAAGAAGAATCAGGAAAACATGCGGGAAGTTAATGCTCTCAAGCAGACATTTGCTCGGCATGACTTAGACGCTTTAGCACTGGCAAAACCACAGTTATTGCAAAGTAAAGTAAACAGGGCAACTAAGCGTGTATTTGACGGTTTAATAGAATTAACCGATCCTAACCAGTTTGACGAGAAAGAAGATGAAAATTCTACTGACGGTTAGTTTAGTTATGTTAATGGCGGGATGTTCTCTATTTCCTATAGGCGGTACTCGTACTAAACCTGTAGAGGTAGTTAATATAGAAGAAAGACCTCCCATGTTTCACCCGCCATTACCTATGGAAATGCAGTTGGTTACGGTGGATTGGGAGATATTAACACCAGAAATTCTTCAGGAATATCTTAAACTGGTGGAGGAAGGAAAGGCACCCAGACAGGCGTATTATGCTTTAACCACTAAAGATTATGAAAACATCAGCAACAATATGGCAGAGATTAGAAGGTATACTAGAGATATTTTGGCGATTGTTGAATATTATCGCAGTCTCGATGATGAGGAAGAAGACGATGGATAGATCAGAGTTGATGAAAGAACTTATTATGGATGAAGGGTATAAATACGAGATATATCTCGATCATCTAGGTTATCCGACTTTAGGTGTAGGACATCTTATTACGGGAAAAGATGAAGAGTATGGACAAGAAGTAGGAACGATTGTGCATGATGAACGTATTAAGGAATGCTTACAACAGGATATAGATATTGTTTGCAAAGAATTAGACGAGAAGATGTCTTGGTGGAGAGGTTTAACTGATAATCGAAGGCGTGTTCTGGCTAATATGTGTTTCAACTTGGGTTATCCACGTTTAAGCGGATTTAAGAATTTTCTGAGTGCTTTGAAAGACGAAGATTGGGAGAAGGCATCATTAGAAATGATGGATTCAAAATGGGCTACGCAAGTAGGAGATCGTGCTAAAAGATTAAGCGATAGGATGTTACATGACGTATAAAAGAACTAGAGATTACGAGAAGGAATACAAAGATTTTCATAGCAAGCCTGAACAGGTTAAGAATAGAATGGGTCGTAATCGAGCCAATTATGCAATGAAGAAAGAAGGAAAGATAAAGAAAGGTGAGGATGTAGATCACAAAGACGGCAACCCACGCAATAATGCACCAAGCAATTTAAGAGTTGTTGCAAGCGGTAAAAATAGAAGCAACAACAAGAAACGAAGCGGAAGAAGAAAAGCATAATGCCATTAACTAAGTTTAACTTTACTCCAGGAGTTTATAAGGAAGGTACTCAGTATACCGATAATAACGCTTGGTATGATTCCGATAAGATGAGATTCAGGGGTGGCAGACCTGAGAAGATAGGCGGTTGGGAAAGAATTTCAGACAATACTTTTCTAGGTTCCTGTAGGGGACTTCATAATTGGCAGGATTTAGCGGGTACGGATTACATGGGCGTGGGAACCAATCTAAAGTACTACATGGAATTAGGCGGTGACTACAACGATATAACCCCGCTTCGAGCCACTACTTCTGCAGGGGATGTAACCTTTGCAGCTACTAATGGTTCTTCTACAGTAACTATTACTGATACCGCACACGGAGCTTTAACAGGGGATTTTGTCACTTTTAGTGGTGCCGCTTCATTAGGCGGTAATGTTATTGCTGCGGTTTTAAATCAAGAATATCAGATTGATTTGGTTACTACTGCTAATGCTTACACAATAACGGCTAAAGATACATCGGGTGATACGGTTACAGCCAATAGCAGTGACAGTGGTAATGGCGGTAGCAGTGTGGTTGGTACATATCAAATAAATACAGGCTTGGACACTTACGTTAGTTCTACGGGTTGGGGTGCAGGAACGTGGGGTAGAGGAACTTGGAGTAGTGATGATACTGCTGGAAGTAACCTAAGGATTTGGACACACGATAACTACGGTGAAGATTTAATAATGGCACCGAGGGCAGATAATGCATCAGCAGGTGTTTTTTATTGGGATTCCAGTTCTGGTGTTTCAACAAGAGGAGTGGCTTTAAGTGCCGTTGGTGGTGCCAGCGATACCCCTACTGCAGTTAATCAAATTATGGTTTCAGAAGAAGCTAGGCATGTTATTGCTTTTGGTTCTAATCCAGTCGGGTCCAGTACTCAGGATCAAATGCTTGTTAGGTGGTCAACTTCTGGCAGTGCAGTGGATTGGACTCCTTCAGCCGTTAATAGTGCAGGTGGACAAAAAATTAGTTCTGGATCAAAAATAGTGGGTGCTGCAAAAGCCAGAGGCGAAATAATAATATGGACAGATGCTGGAATGCATTCGATGCAGTATATAGGTGGAGACTTTATATTTTCTTTTAGGCAGATAACTGATGGTCCCTCCCTTATAGGACCAAATGCTGCCGTTAATGAAGCCAGTCGTATATTTTGGATGGATCGTGGTAATTTTTGGTACTACGATGGTGCCCATCATATTTTAGATTGTACTGTTTTGGATTATATATTTAGTGATATAAATCTAGCTCAAACTTATAAAGTCTTCGGTGGAGCAAATGCAGATTTCTCAGAAGTATGGTGGTTTTATCCTTCTTCTTCCTCTTCTGAAATAGATCGTTACGTCATTTATAACTATAAAGAAAGTTTATGGTCGGTGGGTTCGATGGTAAGAACAGCTTGGAGTGAGGCTCCAACAAGAAATGTACCCGTTGCAGCAGGTTCTACAGTTAAATACTTATATAATCATGAAACCACGAAAAATGATGACGGTTCTGCCATGACCGCCTATATAGAATCGGGTGATATTGATTTAGATGATATTGGGGATCGATTTATATTCATTGATAAAATAATACCCGACTTAGCTTTTTCAGGAACGGGCACTCAAGAGGTTAGTGTTTCGATAAAAGGCAGGAATTATCCTTTGGATTCTTTATCGACCCTGTCTACATCAACCATAACTAATTCAACCCAACAGGCTTTTATCAGGGGTAGGGCTAGACAAACTGTCGTAAGAATAGAAAGTTCCAATGCAAATATGGGTTGGAGACTTGGTGATATGCGATTTCAATTAAGACCAGACGGAAGAAGATAATGGCAGGAAGAGGATCGAGAACATTAAATTTACCTTCTCCCGAATACAATCAGGGAGATGAGAATTTATTCAGGCAAACGCTTACTCAGATACACACTGAGATGAATAATGACACCATGCAGGTAGAGAAAATGAAAACAAAGTTTTCTACTCTGGCATTCAGAAGGCATCAATTTCTTTTAATGGGAGCTAAAAGTGGCTGATGTACTAAAGGTTTTGGGTCAAGTAGACACTGCTGCCACGACTGTAACAACCTTATATACTGTACCCGATGAGACAGTAACTACGATAAGTTCTATTGTGGCAGCAAATAGAACAGGTTCCGCTATTACGTTTAGATTAAGTGTGCATGTGGCTGGTGCTGGTGCCGATGATAAACAGTATCTGTATTACGATAAATCAGTTGCCGCCAATGATTCTTTAACAATAGTAATAGGCATTACCTTAAACCAAACGGATGTTTTAAAGGTTTATGCCAGTGCGGTAGATATGAGCTTTAATGTGTTTGGAGTGGAGACAACAAATGATTAACAAAGGAATAAATATGACTAGAGGTGGACTTATGAATATGAGAGCAGCACATGGTGGACAGATAGACATGCCCACACAGGCACAGAATGTAGCCAATCAAGGTCGCTTTGGCGATACTACTTTGGTTCACATGAACCCTCAGGAAGTACATGGCTTGGCAGCCATGTCGGGAACGGGATTAACGATAAATCCGCAAACAGGTCAGCCTGAAGCATTCCTGCCATTCTTGGCACCTTTACTGGGGTCAATGTTGGGACCAACTGTATTCGGAGCTATGGGAGCTACAATGGCTCCTACTGTAGCCAGTGCACTTGGTAGTGGCTTGGCTACTTGGGCACAAACTGGTGATTTTGAGAAAGGTGTTTCTTCTGCATTTATAGGATGGGGAATTGGTGAAGCTGCTGCAGGAGCAGGTGCCGCAGCAGAAGGCACTCAAGCAGCATCAAATGTAACAGATCAATTAATTGCACAAGGAGCTGATCCTGCAATTACACAAGGTATATTAGAAACAGGAACACCCGAAATGTTTGAAGCTGTAGGTGGTACAGGTATGTTACCAGGAACAGTTCTTAGCGATGCAGGTGAACAGTTTGCTATGGCTCAAACTTTAGGAACACCAGAAAATTTGAAACTTGTTGAAGCTGCTAGAACTGGCGGTACTCAAATGGGAGAACAGGTAGCAAAAACTCAAACTCCTTGGCAAAATTTAAAAACTACATTTACTGATCCTGCTGGTGATTTTGATCTTGTGGGAGGCATGAGAAATGTTGCAGAAGGTGGTACTGATTACGGATCAATGATTCCTATAGCTTTAGGAGGACTTTCTTTAGAAGATCAATATTTCATGGATGCACAGGCTGCAGAAAGAGAAGAAGAGGAAAGAAAGAAAGAAAAGAAATATCAAGGACTTGTGTAT